TCCTAGATTGATTGCCGCCTCTCGTCGGTTCGCCCAATCTTCCACGAGAAAAGGAGCGTAGGGATCGCGCGCCAGCAAAACGAGCATCGGCTCATCCGGCAAGGCGTTGGCATAGCAATCGTAAACACCTGGATTTGTTTTCGAGCCCATTACTGACAATCTCCTTTGTCTCCAGGCACCGGCGGCACATGCGAAGAATGCGAACGGCGGTCGGAGATCATCCAGACCGCCGTTCTGTGAGAACCTGATCGGCCGGCTATCCGGTGGACCCGTCCAGGGCGCCCCTCGCCTCCAAATGTCCGGGTTGCCGGAATACCGCGGGGGCGTTTCTCAGTTCTCACGACTGACTCCCCCCAGCATCTTCTATGGGGCGCCGGTCGGGGCGGGGCGAAGAGAGCGCGGCCATGGTCCGGTCGTGCAGACGCATGATGTCGTCCTTCGATGGGGACAAGTCCATCAGCGTGTCGGCCTCCAGTTCGCTGCGATATTGGCACCACACCGAACGAAATGCGGTTGCTTCTGGCTCGCTAATCCAGATGGCGTTAGTCCAATCTGACGTTTCGGCATCCCAACGAGTGTGCTTGGTGATGATTCTGATGCCTGGGCTTATGTGGCGATCCCACTTCTCGATATGCTGCACGTCCGCCAATGGGATGATCACGCTTTTGCCGGCATAAATGGATTCGGTAACCGTGTGACTCATGACTGACTCTCTCCTTCATTTTCAGACACCGGCAGCACCGGGCGCGGGTGTGCGAGGGCGCGGATTGCCGCCGTGATCCTGCCTGATGCCGTGTCATGGCAGCGGAACAAGCTGTCAGCAGAGTTGCAGCCACATACCGGACATTTATCGTCATCGGTATGAGTCCAGGTGTCATCTCCGGGCTTGTCGCGGCCGTAAGGGCAGAGATACCCGCCCATTTTCTGTTCGGCGATCTTCGCGCATTCCTCAATCGTCGCCTCTCGCGCGATCTCTTCCCGTCGCCCCTCCATCGAGGATTGGAGGGCGAGCCGATCATGGGCCTCAAGCAGTTCCGCTATATCCCCTACATCAATAGCAACATCCAACTTGTAGCCGCTCTCGTACAGGGCGAGCGCACAGCGAATACGCTCGCTGAGATTCATGGGCTCGGATGGCTCCCGCAGCATCCCGCCGCTCCCTGGAGGGGAGCGGGCTGGTTCTGTGGCGCGGGCCAATTTAGCGATGGCTTCTGCTTTGCGACCGCACCAAGTAACCTCGGTGCCGCCGCACATGCTTGGGACTTTGCATGATCCCTCGCACAGAAAATCTTCGATACTGTCCGGCGCTAAGTCCGCCAGCATCAGTCTTGTCTCCGGTGCGGTCATGGTGTGGACAATTCCAATTTGTGTCTGTGGCTCGACCTGTTCGGTTATTTCTCAGCGGCGTTTGCGGCGCCCGTTCTCTCGCGCCTCAAAAACCAACTCGCGCGTTTTGTTCTGATCAAAGTTGGGATGAAATATCGCCATGAAGGCCGCCAAGTCGGTTCCCTCGTCCGCGCCAGCAGAATTGCAATAACCGACCGCATCGCGCGTCCGGTCCATCAGCGTTCTCTCTTTTGCTTTAGCCATTGGTGAAAATCCCCCTCTTTCTGATGACCGTTAAACTCTCTCAAGAAACTCGGTGGTTCGGTGATTCAACTCTGGATGAACTGCTTCGCCGGGTCCCAATGCTCGCGTTCCTCGGCTTCGATTTGTTCGAAGGATTTGGAGTGGAGGGCGCTTAGGTCTTTCGCGTAATCGTCAAGGATGGCTGCGATTGCGTTATCGACGCGCGGGTCTCGGTCGTCAGCCCCGCTGGCGTTCTTGCGGAAATCAATCGCGCGCTGCCGGAGTTCGTTCGCCAGTTCTAACATTGTCATGATCGCCTCAGTGTCATCGCGAGTAGGAATGGATTGATTCCATGGCATTTCCAAAAATCCATTTCGTTCATTGAATGTTGTTCGCGATGGTGTCGATTGCAGAGTGGGACTGCCCACTTATCGGAGGGCTTCTCAGCCATTCCGGTATGAAGTTTTCCGTTCTCTAAAGAGGCCGTTCTGACGTGCGCGGCTTCTGTAGCCGTGTCGTTTCCACAAATGCAGCACGGTAACGACCTGATATAATCCAGATGCCTGCTGTCTTTTTGTCTTGGCTCGCGTTGTCTAAGCATCGATTAGTTTCCATGCTTGAAACTGTTCATCCAACTGATGCCAGAGGACGCGGGCTTTGTGATTGGTGCCGAGTTCGGCGCGGGATTCCACATTGCAGTAAGAGCGAACAAAATCCGCCGCATCGTTAAACTCATGCCAATCATCGGCATGTTCGGATTTGATAAAGGCGATGAAGACGGGATCAGCACAGCGAATGCCCGCTTGCTGTTGTGGTTGGAGGTCTTTCCAGTCCCGTTTGTCGGCTTTCTTCGGGGCATCGAGCGGCGCAATTCCAAACCATGTTTCCTTCGAGGAATCCGGCAATCCGCCAAGCACATTGTAGGCAGCATCAAAGTCAGCCAGCGGCAGTTCGAAAACGATCTGGACGCATTGGCGCGTCTTGATCAGTTTTAGATCGCTGTATGTGGCACGAAAGGCCGCTGGCTGCTTCATGTCAGTTCCTAGAACGGAATTTCATCTGATGGCATGTTGTCCGAAACGCCACCGATCTGGCGCTGCGGCCCACTTGAAATCGGGTCCTCCCGCTTGACCGGCGCGCGATCTCTTGCGGTTGGAACGCGAACGCGAATAGCTGGCCCAGTCTTTCCTTGATATTCTGTCATTACAGAAAACAGGATGATCTCTTGACCGAACCATGCGTCTGTATCGTCGCCGTAAGCATCGCCGATGGTGTTGGCGTTAGTTTTATTGAGGCATAGACCTTTCCCGGCACCTTTGAAGTAGAGAACCGGCTTCATGTCCTGCCCGAGTTTTTCGCGCTCGACATTCGCCATTGTCACTTTGATATCGCGGCCCTTGAGGTCTTCGGCCTTGAGATATTTGCTTGGAAACTCTTCTGATATTCGCATGTCATTTGATCCTGATTGTGAGTGAGGGAGGTGAGTTCGACAGTTCGAAGCCTGGGACTGTCTGTCCAGTTTTCAGCGCGTCCTTGATCGCAGTTCGATTAAGGTCGCGGGAAATCTTGCAAAGGGCATCCGGCAACGAGTTGGGATCGGCATCGCCAATGAGCCGTGGCTGTCCAGCGCGAAGTGATAATGTCGCCAAGGGCAATTCAACTTTTGCAAGCTCGGCCGCCTGCATGATCTTGAATGCAAGTTCCCGCAATGCGATAATGCGATCCGCAAATCTGGCCTTCCGAGCCGATAATTCCTGTATCCGTTCGCCGGTGCCACTATAAAGCGCCTCAGTATCGTCTATGCGCCTGACAATGGTTGTCAGAACTTCGTTGAAATCTGTTTCGCTTTCGAGTGTCGCGGCCCATGCTTCGTCATCCTCGATCAACTCAGGATGTGCGATCTTGAGGTTTTCAATGCTCTGGCGAATGACTAACGGGTTAAGCACGATGAACAATCCTTATCGGTTTCGGGCGGGATTCCCGGATGTCACTCAACAGCCAATCCAGACTATTCTTGATCGCCATCAGCTCGCCCTCCTCGTCCTGTAACAGAGGGCCAAATTCTCTGACGCGAATTGCGATCAACTGATCGATTGTCTCGCGAAGGCCGAACAAGAGAATGCCGACCGTGGCGTGGGTGATGTCCTTGGCGAGACGTGGCGCATCCTGATCTTCGCTCATGCTAGATTTCCTGCGATTTGCCCTATGCGCTGGCATGTCACTCCAAACACTCGACCGATTACTCGGCTTCTTGCGCCAGCTTTTCTAGCGAGCCTGATCGCATCATTGCGCCTAAGCCCCGCCATCAACCGTTTCTTCATTTCTTCGATAACTAAAGCTTCCGCAGCATCCCGAGCCTTGCGCGCCGCGACTACTTGAGCGTGATTTTCTTTCCTCTTCGAGCTCACATAATCGGCATAATTGCCTTGCAGTCTGTGATATCGTCCGATCACCGCGTTGCGCGTCGTCCTGAGTTCGGCGGCGATTTCGCTGGCGCTATTCGTCGGCCATAGACGTTTAAGCGCGGCGTCTTTCTCAGCGGTCCACTTCATTCTGCCGCCTCCATCACTGCCTCGATGGCTCGACGCTCGGCGTGCATCTTCTTCAATGCAGCTTCTACAGAGGCCCACCTTTTGGAATCGTCTTGGCAGTACATGTGCCAGCGCCAGCCGCGCATGTGTTCGTCATGCTGCGGAGCGCCGAAGAGCAGATGCCGGACTTCTTCCGTGGTGCCGATGAAGGTGATTGACATTTCAATTCCTCGCTCTCTTGGAGCTGGTATGTGGTCCCTAGGCGGGCTCAAATCGCTTCATTGCATCATCTTCAGTTTCAAGTTCGCAATCCGACTCTTCGCATGCCATCATTTCCTGAAAACCTAGGCCGCATAATTTGCAGTAGAACGGTTTGCCGTCTTTCGAATCTCGAAACTCGCGGCGACGAGCGGCGACATCATCTTCGAGTTGACGTTTGAAATCAGCGATAGCTTCCTGTTCTGTGGAACCGAAGCCGTAGATGCTGCGGTCAGTTTCAAAATCCTCGTCGTAGGCCATGAAGTCGAAACCGCGCGGTTGGATTGGCGTCGGATATTTCTCGACCACGATCTGCATCAGACTCTCCCGGCAACGATTGAGGCGAATGTGAACCAGACGACGAAAGACGTGGCTGACCAGAACAAGAGATGGTTGGCGATGCGCGAGTTGGTCATTTGCTTCCCCCTTCATTCCGCTCGGAGCTGGTCTTGAGCCGATGGGGAGAGACTACTTCACGGTATGTGAACTTGTCAAGCACATATTTTCACGAATTGTGAATTCACGGGTCACAAAACGTGAATTAATTCACAGGTAACAGGATTGTGATTAGGCGCTTTGGCGGATTTTCATTCGGATCGCGTGCGGCAACATCGCCGGATTAGCGCGATATATCCAATCGAGGGTAAGCCCGAATTCATCGCATAAATCGTTGGCGACTTGGAGCGTTATCCTGCGCTCCCCGCTTTCATATTGTGACCAGCGGTTTGGCTTGCAATTGATCTGCCGGCAAAGTTCCGCAGGCGTCAGTTCAAGCGCCTCGCGAGTCATTTTTAGTCGTGATGCCAATGACTTATTAGATTCTGCCATGCCTCCATTGAAGGCCACAACAGGAAGCAATTCCATTGCCGAATTGTGAAGGCTTGACATTTTCACGTTTCGTGAACTATAAGAGGCCATGCTCAACACAGTTGACGATGTAATCGAGGCATTAGGGGGACCCACCAAGACAGCCGCCGTGGCGGGCGTAGGAGCGTCCGCTGTGGTCAATTGGCGTACCCGGCGAGAGATACCGCCCGAACATTTCTTGCTGATCTGTGACGCTCTGGCGGCCCTGGATAAGGAAGCGGCCCCTTCGGTCTTTGGCTTCAAGGAAGCAATCGAGGCGCGCGCATGA